GAAATTGCCGTGCCATCCTTTATACCGCTTCTATATGATGTCATGTCAATAGAGTCTTTTGCTTTATTGATGTAGCGACCCATGGTTTTCTTCGAGATCTCATCGACCTGTTCGACTTCTTCCTTGGCAAGTTTATCAACTGCTCTCTTGATGCCTGTCTCACGATTCTTACGGAGACGCTCTGCCTTATCATAAGTTGCTTGGTTGAATCTCTTACCGAAGTGTCCTGTTTCGCTGTCACCTTGGTAAGCAGCAATCTTTGTCAGAGGAACATTCTTTGGATCCATTACATTCTTTGGTTTTTCAGCACCTGATGCTTTCTTAACATAAGAACCCATGGTCTTCTTTGAGAGTTCGTCGATCTGTTCTTCATTCATCTCACCCTGCATGTAGTTGCTTGCAGTCGAGATATAATCTTCTGCCAAAGTAATCTTAGATTGTACCCACTCAGGAAGATTGGTGTCATCAGAAAGCATATCATGCATACGCTGCGAGTTGGCAATGATTGACTTCAGTTGACCCATTGCCATGTCACCTTCGTAGTCATACTCTTGCTTTTCTTTTGCTTCAGTCGCATAAGTCTTAGCACCAGCACGTGCCTTATTAAAGATTGAATCGTCGCCGAGAACAATGAACATCATCGAGTTAATGAAGTTTGCCATGACATCACGTTCTGCGCCCTGAAGTGTCATACCACCTTGCACCTTCGCAATTGCCTTACGAAGAACAGGAATTGTATTTGATGGCATCAGACCAGCACGAACTAGTTGCTGAAGACGACCATCCAAGTCTTGCGATTCAGCAATGACAGTATCTTTAATTGTTTGCTCTAGACTCATTTGATATTCCTCTAATCTTTTCTATATTTATATTATTTAGAGGTCGCCCGTAGCATCCATGCATGTTTAGCATGAACATCGAGACGCTCTTCAATAAGGTTTACCAGACCGCGATTACCGTCTGCATCCGCCAATTTATGTGCTGCATTCAATGCTTCGATTACCGAGGCATTGGCATCAATAAGATCTGCAAGCATTCCTGCAACATCAACACCGTAAATATTTGACTCTTTGATTGTAGTCATAGATGCTAGTTCAGTCATATTATACGGAGCATACTCGTCGAGTGCTCGAATCTCTTCAGCAATCTTGTCGATCGCAGCAAATAGTTCTTCGTAAATGCCAGCAAAGAAATCGTGCATCTGGGAGAAGTCTTTACCTTCTACATTCCAGTGATGCCCGTGTGCTTTAAAATACATACCATATGTATTCGCAAGAACCACCTTCATTGATGTCTGTAATTCATCCATATCAACAATTCCATTTACGTAGTGCTAGTGCCTTGCGAGTCGGACGACCCTTCTCATCTTTCATTGGACCTTCTACACCAGACATTCTAGCACAGAAAGACTTGCGACGATTCGCTGCTTTACTACCTGCCTTCAACTTAGAGGGAGGAGTGGTTACAGGTGCCTTTAGATTACCACCAGACTGTCTGTTATAGTAGTCACGACCTTTTTGTGTGAGTCCGCCAGTAGAGGACTTATGTCCCTTACCATCAACTGCTGCCTCTTTAATGCACGAACCTTGTGCACACGGTTTAGTTCCTGGTTTGCGTTTGTAACCAGTCCAACAGGTGCATTCCTTTTCGGCAAGATAATCAAAAAACGAAAGCATTACTTTTTCTTTCTTTTATTTCTATTGTTGATTCTCTTGCGGTCGATCATACGTTCTTTTTGTTGAAGGCGAAGGGAAAGTCTACCGACCATTGGCGCCATGCGCTTTACCATTCCTTCAATTCTTGTTTTCTCAGTAGCAGAGAGTGTAGAACGGTCACGACCACGGAGGACTCTGCTATAAACCATGTTACGAGCAGCGCGAACAGATCTTGACTTAATACGATCAGGAGTTGCGACACGCTTCAGCGCAAGGTTTCTTGCCATGTTACGACGTGATTTACTACGCATCATATTGAAACGCTTCTTCAGACGACCTTGTGGAGTAATACCCTCAGCGATATCTTCATCGGAATCTTCGTAGTTTAGATCTTCATCATCATAATAGAAAACTAGATCTTCCCACTCAGAGTTTTCGATCTGGGCAGCAACATCATTTTCGATTGCGACCATATCATATTCATCGTGACGATCGTCGCTATTGTAGTCCGTTATATCATCGCGGACTGGTGGAGTTGGATAATTAGCAGGAGTGATAGAATCTGTGTTAGGTTTTTCCTGACTGAAGTCAGCAAATTCTTCGTGGATTGCTTTAAGGAAATCTTCATGCGACTTATGTGCACGCTTGATTAATGATTCCTTTTCGATCGACGACTTCAGACCATGATACTTGTTCATAAACTTGTCGTGATGGTTAGGAGCAATCTCATGTTCCTTACCATCATAGAACTTTACCTTGGCATTAATCGACTGAGACTTATGCAGTTGGTGAACCAGATTTTTTGGTTCATTAGCAGCTGCCTCTTTCGCCTTTGCCTTTTTTCTTGCAATAACTTTTTTAGCACGTGCAATATTTGCAGGGTCTGACATAGCACGTTGGATTTTTTGTCTAAATTCGTCCCTAGCAGAAACCCCCTTAGCAGAAATTTCCGTCAGAGTTTCTTCGTTAACATGACCATCGTGTTCAGAATCAAGACTTTTAAATCCTGATTTGACACCATGATGGAATCCAGTTGCCTGATACCCTTTTTTGAATTTATATGCAGCGCCTTTATCAGAAATGTAGTGTAGTTCACCACCCCATCCCTTTAGGTGCTTTTTAAACTCTGGTGAGTTGTGATCTTTACTATCGCCCTTGACATGGACAGAGTAGACCTTACCTTCGACTTCTTCTGGAAGAATGTTCGACTTAGTGACCTTTGACTTAAACATCTTATGATCAACACCGACTCTCTTAGCAGCAACCTTGTGAGCATGAGCAGTGTTCTGCGCCTTAACGTGAACCGAACCAGCAGCGACTGCTTTACCAGCATGTTGCTTAGGGAAGTCTACCTTCCACATGCCGTATGCTTCTTCAGTCTGTGATGCCTTCAGTGCTGCCGCAGTAGGTGCACCCTCGGATCCAGGTTTGCGCATACGCTCACCCGATCCTGCTTTAATGCGCTTACGCTTGGCATGAATGTTATCCCACAGTCCACGCTTTTCTTCGAGTTCTGATTCTTCCTTGACAGCATTCTGACGAAGACTCTTGTAACGACGGATAGCAGATTTACGCTCAGAAGAACCACCAGGAGTTTTTATAAGATCAGCATATGCTTTCTTGATTTCTGGATTAGTCACACCTTCATCAATTTCAACTTCTTCGTGCATCTCTGGTTTATATTTCTTTTTAAATTCAGAGAATCTGCTAGTGATGTTTTTATCAGTTGGATTGTCAGCAATATGACGACCATGCGGAGAGTCAAGGAAGTGCTTGACCATTACGTTTGGTTTCTTTGCATCAGAAAGATGTCCAGCATCACCCACTAGTTTCTTAGCATAACGATGCATGGCAGAATATCTCTTATCTTTCTCAGCATCGTCGCGTGCTTCTACAGTACCATGGTATCCGTAACCTTTGTTACCTGAGGTAACACGAGTCAGTGCTTCGTCAAGTTCTGCTGTATCACATTGACCGCAGCACTCTGGAGTTCCGCAATTGTCATGTTCGATAATCTTAGCATTCAATGGTTTGCGAGCTTCTTTCTCAGTTGCTTTCTTGTATGCCACATCCATATCTTTGTCTGAATCGCTCTCCTGTGGTTTCATACCAGGATTTGGGTGGTAACCATAGTCACCCTCTTCTGGGAATCCCTCTCTAGGATGCTTCATAGAGTCTGCTTCATCAAGACCCTTTTTGCGTCTTAGAGCGGCAGTGAAGTGATCTGGTGTTCCAGTATCTGGATCCATCTTTAGTTTCGCACCTGCCTTCTTTGCAACTGCTGCATTCTTATTGACTGCTTCCTTAACAGCATTCATCGCCTTGCGTGCAAGGTGCTTGGCAACGTTCTTAATCTCGTTGCCATACTTATCCTTACGCTTCTCGCCTGATCGACGAGTCGGGTTTTTAGGATCTTCTTGCCATGGTGGTGAATCATTTTTCATGTTTAGGTTACTCTCCAGTCGTTTGCTATATTTATAATAATTACTGCTTGTATTTGAAATCGCACATCAAACGAGTAGGATATCCATCAGTACCTTGAGAGTCTCGGATGTTCAATTTAAATTCATACTTAGGACTGTCAATTACAATATCAATGCGCTTACCATTACCACCTTTACCACCATAGTAGATAGTTTCTGATGTGACTGCTGCTGCTTGGCGCATATAAGTTTGATCGACTTTGTATGATTTTATTTTTCCAGGGAATTTATGGATGACATGATAGTTATACCCAATCCCCGACTCTAACAGAGTCTTCAATCCCGTAAGATTAGGAATTACTCGAGCAGTTTCGCCCTTACCAGTACCATTAAAGATATCGCAGAATTTTTTGTGGTCAATCTTAAATAGATCTAACAGTGCCTGCCCGTCTGTATTAGAGATAGAACCTGATTGGATTTCTTTTTTAGTCAGAATAGTTTTAACGCCAACGTTAAAGAACGTAACAGTACTCTCGAACTTCAGACTGAGAAATAGAGTCTGTTCAATTTTGTTCTTATTCTTCCACTTGACAGTAACATCAGTAACTGCTTTACCAATATCGTTACCAGTTCCATTAACATTGGTCAGTTTAATTCCACCAGTAAATGATAGAGGTCGTCTAGTATTAAGTCCACCAACTGCCTCGACAGAGAAATCTTTAAACTCACCTTCACCAATACCGTAAGTTTTATCTAGACCTTCGATAGTTTCTAGCACCATTCGATCCATACCAGTAGTTTCACCTGCTCGCCAGTCTTTAAGTGCTTGAGTGAATTGCTCTTCAAAGGCATTACCACGGTTGGCAGCGCCTCTGTTACCAGAAGAACCATCGCCGAACTTTACTTTAAATGGTTGAGCGACTCCAGATTGAGTCAGGATTTGTTGTTCGGTAAGAGAACCTTTGATCGCACGAACGATATTGATAGGGGAATTTTCGCCCAAGTTCTTGTCAATATTTATCGGAGTATCGATTGTCGAATATTTTCCACGCAGGTATTTGAAAACTGCCTTGCAATTGTCGCGATACTTTTGCGTCTTTGTTTTTAAGGTGCTGTCTATCTCTTGCTCAGAGGTAGGAAAAAAATCATACGCCATTATTTCTTTTTCTTTTCTTTCGCCATGGCGTCAACTGCTTCCTTGTTCTCGTTTATCCAGCGTTGGAGTTCAGTTAGTTGGACTGCGTTGGACTGGCAGATGGCGTAGTTGCGGATGATTCCGATGAGGGCATCAGTGTCTTTAATTCCTGAGGGGGACGCATCAGAACTTCTGGTGGCGTCGGCATCACTGGCACTGGCACTAATGTCGTGCGTGAACACCCAACCGTTAGACATAACAGACTGACTAGGAACACTGTCTTTAGCGGCATCAACATAAACATATTCTTTCTCTCTAATTGTGTTTGTTCTATCAACATATTCAGTAACTACATTGTTACTTATTTCAGCATTCTTTTTCTCAAGTTCGGCAACTTGTGTGCTTGCCTTAGCAGCAAATCTTTGAAGTTCTGCATCAGCATAAGCAGATCCCTTCATGTATCCATAAACAAAAACACCAAGTATCAAGGCAACACCTGCCAGTAACTTATATGGTAACGGGATCATACCAAACATATTTAATTCCTTATTCTTCTTCTGACTTCTTAGTTGGTTTCTTGGGCGCAAACTTCTCCACACCTGTAATACCAAGAGTGCCGATGACAATATACATTACACCATTAAAGATAAACTCTTCAATTGTGAAGTCCCAGAATAGATTTGCGATATAACCGATGGCAACAAGAATAGTAGCAACAACTGCAATCATACGTTTAGTCGATGGATTGCCATTGTCTGACATCATATCTATTAGAAATTTACCCATCTTACAGTCCTAGAAATGTTTTGAATGATAGCGACTCGTTGATACCCATACCATGGCGAACGTCTTTATAGAGTTCGTGCTTATGCTTTGTTGACATGGCACTTGGTGCCATCTTATGAAATTCTTTTTCATTACCAACAGAGGCATGATGACGCATCTTGGTAGCAGATGCACCACCGACTCCAGTGTCTGCATCAGAACGTTCTCCACCTACCTTATGGATCTTGATACCCTTGAAGTTGAAGTGACCATGTTTACCTTCAACACCATTATATTTATGAATCAGCGTATGGAATTCGTGTGCACGATCGGAACCCACGTGCAAGTGAAGGTGGGTCACACCTGACTTATGCAGATTCGAAAGATGGTGAAGCATCGTTGGTGACTCTTTGGTAGCAAGTTTAACATTTGCTCCTGGAAATGCACGCTTGGCATGCTTTAACTTTTGTTCAGGTGTCAGAGGATTCTTTTTAGAATCGTGACTACCAGTGAGAATGATAGTATGTCCATGCTCACCTGCTGTCTTACGAACCTGATTGACAACTGCTTCGTGACCAACAGTAGGAGGATTCATACGACCCTGTGTTATATGGTGATGGACTTCACTCATTTCTTACCTTTACCTGCTCTTAGGATTGCGCTGCGTTCACGATTCGCCTTAGAGAATCCTTCGCGGTCAACAACCTTTAGTCCGTTTGCAACATAACCTTCACCACCTGCTGCCTTGCCATTAATCTTTGTGTGGAATCCACCGCCACCAGAAGAATCAAGACCACGTGCTAGATGATTGGTTGCTTGTTGAAGATGATGATGGATCTCAAATGACTTAGCGAAGTGTTCTTTGTTCTTTGTAACATGCGAGAGGTCAGCATGCATTGTTGCAGTCTTACGCTCTTTAGCAGCAGCAGTTTTAACTGCGTCAATCTTCTTTTGGTGGACTGCTTGAAGATGCTTCTTGTATCCAGCAACTGATGGAGTTTCCTCACTTGTAACTGTCTTATTGATATAAGAACGAGCAGTAATCTCATGACCGTCGAGGTGATGGTAGGAGTGATCCTTCATCAATTTTTCTGCTTGCGTTAAGTGATGATCAGCAGATGCCTTAACTTCGCTTGACAAGTTGCGCTCATGTGGTGCTACCAAGTGCTGAACCATATGAACATCTGGGTGCGAACCGAAGTGCGAGGTATCAGTAATAGGATGTGCAGTCTTGTGTTCGCCCTTCAGTTCTGTATGAACCGTGGCACTTACTTTCGACTTGTGGAGTTTCTGCCCCTCTTCACTACTAACAGGAGTATGATACTGAATGGTATTAGGAGTGTGGGAGATATGCCCATCTTTGGTTTCGCGAGTATGCGGTTCGCTCATATATCCACCCTGATATTCACCAGCGTGTTTTGGCAGAACTTTACCTAGATGTTTATGGAGCGCCTTCAACGGACCAACAAGATATGGTTTGTGACCATGTTGTCTATCAATATCTGATGCGGAGAAATTATAGTGTGCTCCTGGACCCTTATACTTTACGCCGACCTTACCTTCTGGGGTGCGGATGGCGTGGAACGACATCTTGTCGTCAATCTTACGGGTGAGAGGAGTTTTACCTGATGCGACACCTTTAAGTGTCTTCAGAGCATGATGTGCTGCATCGGCATTATCGAATGACCTATCCGACGGGTGTTCAATATGTTGAATCCCAGCAGCAGGTTTTTTTTCTTCAGAGAGATATTGGGTAAATGATAACATGGTGTTCCCGTTCAATTGTATCTCTCATATTTATAATAAAAATGCCTTACAGTTACTCCGACTTGTATTATATTTTCTCGCTAAGAGAATGTGATTACTACGAGTAGACCGTTGGTAATTGTTTGGCATCACCATAGTATTTATTAAAACACTTTTTTCCAAGGGAAGTTAATCCGTTTATCATGGTGTATAACTTTATCTCTATAGAAGTTTGGAGTAATCATCAACATTTTTTCGTTGTCGTAAATTGGTGCAGATAATGTATTATCAAAATATACTCGACGCCCTGCTCGCATACACTGAATGGTAATATCAGTCAATTCTTCCCGAGGGAATTTTGAATCCATCATGTCAAGATATTCTCTGTCTCCATAATGATGTGGAACAAATGACTCGTCATACCCACCACCTGCGTGAAACATTTCTTTACTGCACATAAATGAATTTAATGATGGGAATGTAATATCATTATGCCTCGTGATAAAACTATACCACTTTTCCATAGACAAATTCATTGTTTGAAGTTTAATTAAGTCTTCAGATGTAATGGCATGATCTATATCTAAGAAAATTATCCAATCAGTTTCAGCAACTGATGCGCCAAGATTGCGGCAACCATGACTGTTGAACCCTATATCTTCTTCAACAACAAGAAATGAAACGTTAAGATTGTCATTGAATTTAGCAGCAGTAATAATATCGGAAGCAGGATATTTGTTAGAACCATCATCAATCAGAATAATTGAAACTGGAGTTGTAAATGTATTCCAGTGTTCTATTGCCTGTTTTAAAAATTCTACATCATTATAATATGTATGCACTATTGTGATTGCGTTCATAAAACCCTCTCCCAATCAAAATTTATACGTTGTTCGATCGGTGTAATATTAGTTGGATCAAATTTTCTGGTATAGAATATCATCTTCTCGTCATCATATACTGGAATAGCAGCATCGTCAACAATAACTGCCTTTCTTCCACCACGACGACAAGTTAGATTCAACCACTCTAGATTTTTGGTATCATAACTAGATGAAAGTCTACTCAGAAATTCTCTATCTCCAGTATGAAATGGAACAAATGATTCATCGTATCCACCAGATTCAAGATAAAGTTTTTTTGGTATGATAAACTGATTCAGCGCCACATAAGGATCTCCATGACCGTTAAACTTTGCATTCATTTCATACCAAGTATTCTCGGCGAGGGATTCTCGTTGTAACTTTATTAAATGAGAGGGTTGTATCGTATAATCAATATCCAAGAATACCAACCATTCAGTATTTGCTAATCGTGCACCAAGATTGCGACAACCATGACTATTAAATCCGATATCTTCTGTTACTTTATACAGAGAGAAATCTATGTTCTCTGAAAATGAAACACCCCGCAAGACTTCCTCGGCAGGAACCTCTTGGGATCCATCGTCGATTAGGATAATCTTGATCGGGGTGTTGTATACGTTCCACCTCTCGAGTTGTGTCTCGAGAAGCGAACGTTCGTTATAATAAGTATGGATTACTGTAAATTGATTCATCCAACAATCTGTTGAAGTTCTTCTGTTGCATCAATTTCAGTTAGGTCGATTGCAGGAAATTCAATCTGCTCAGTCAGACTATACTGCAGATACTCATTATGAGTAACATTCTGGTCAAGATACAATTGCCAACCAGAAAGAGTTTCGTGGAATTGCTTGGTGTGAGTTTCGATCAGATGACGTTTTGCTTCACATGCCTTACCAATTTGTTCAAGGGTTGGTTCGACGTCGAATCGAGCAATGATATATTCTTTGGCACCAATAGTTTTCCAAAGTGGCATGTCATCAGTTGCAGAGTTTGCCCATAGTGCAGTTGTTGCAACCAACTTGAGATTCAGTTCTTCATTTGTTTGTTCAGTCATTTATTCATTCCCTAGTTAAAAATGGTGATGCCAGTAGGATTCGAACCTACGACCTAGAGCTTAGAAGGCTCTTGCTCTATCCAGCTGAGCTATGGCACCAATGTCAATTATTGTTATACTATATCTATTGTAAAAAGTCAAGTGTTTTTTATCGAACATCTAATCTTTCTGGATATTCAAACCATCCAGTAGCGATATACTTATTCCCGACAAGATCGGGTGCAGCACGATGAACATGGGTATATGCTGCAGGCCAAATAAGCAAAGTTCCTGCTTCTGGTTTTACTGCCAGATCTTGGAATTTAAACTCTGTCTTACCACCTTCTTCTACAGTGTTCAGATACAACATCCAAACACCAAACCTGCCTCGATTATTTTTTCCAGATCCTTGTTCAGTATGCCATTGGTGGAATCCACCACCAGTTTCTGATTTCTGGAATTTCCAACCTGGAGTAAACAGTTCTAAGAATGCTCGACTAGCAGCACCATATTGTTTGTTATATTTTCTCCAACCTGCATGTACTGCATCGACAACAGATTCTTCAAAAAACTTTAATGACCCATATCTACCAGTAAAGATATTCCAGTCTGTTCTGTTTGCATCATCCGATAGAATACAGGCAGTTCCTGGATCTGGACGTGAGATAATAACGTCCATGGCATCGCAAATCTGTTTACATTTTTCTGCACTTAGTGCATTGGGGTATGATTCTATAAAATTCATTAGAAATTAAACTTCGAAAAGTCCCTCTGTTGACGTTGACCGATTGTAGTTTTCTCGAACACTGGCAGATCGTCTTGACCTGAATCCATAATTCCCTTTTGGGCAGATTCTTCTAGGTCATACAAACGCATCTTACCACGATCGATACCAACCATGAACCTCTTATTTATTCCTGGATCATTGTAGCGATTTTTCAACTGCTTGACCATCAGTTGTCCCATCTTCTCAAGTTCTTCTGTCGAGATTAGGGCAAACATCAAGTCGGCAGTTGCTGGCAAACCAAATGATTCCGAGGTATCAGTCAGTTCAACGTCACTGTTCGCATATCCACCACGAGTAGTTTGGGTGGCAGAAACAACAGGTAAATCAAACTCAACTGCGAAACCACGAAGTTCTTCGGCGATTGCCTTCACATATGTATAAGAGTTTACACCTGCTCCTGGTTTGAATCTACTCGAGGCACAGATGTTAAGATAATCGACAAACACAATATCAGGAGCAAAGTTTCGCTTCAACATCAATTCGTTTAGCAGCGCCTTGAAATGACCAACGTGTGCAGATGCAGTTGGATATTCTTTGATGATCAACTTACCCTCAGTCTTGTTTCGAATTTTGTCAATTCGAGTATCAAACATGGAACGGGAAAGGTCTTTCAACTCACCAATGTTTACATTCATCATGTTCGCATCGATACGCTCGGCAATCTTCTCTTCACTCATTTCCATGGTAATGTAGAGAACATTCTTACCCTGCGCCAATGCTCCTGATGCCATGTGACACATGAACAAAGACTTACCCACACCAGTACCAGCAAGTGCAATATTCAGAGTCTTGTTTGGTAGACCACCACCTGTAATCTTGTTGAACATTTCAAGATCGAATGGCATCTTATTCTCAACACGGTGATAGAAGTCAAACCGCGACTCAGAATTATCTAGATAATCATGACCGACATTATTATCAAAGCAAATTCCCAATGCTTCCTGTAAGATGGAAGGGATACCATCCTGAGAATGCTCCTTGTCTCCACCATCGATAATCTGAATCGACTTCATGATTGCATTATAGACTGCCTTGTCTTTACAAAACTTCTCAGTCTCTTCAAGCAACCACTTCTCATTCACATCAAGAGAATCATCAAGATGTGTCAGTTTCTCATTGATGTTTTTAAATTCATTTTCGTTGATACCACGGTCATTCTGCACTACGATTTCAATTGCTTCGACTGTCGGAAGTGAATTATACTTCTCGATAAACTCTCTAGCATAATTGAAAATCTTGCGCTCGGAAGTATCATGGAAATATTCTGGTGTTATGAATGGAATTACCTTGCGAGCATAGTCTTCATCAGAAAACAACTTACTAAGGATGATTGTTTCAATTTTTTGCATATTCAATTTACTTTCTTCGCATTTATTTCTTCGCGTGACAATTGTCGATGTGGTATATTGATTACAGGCAGCGCATCACCAAACCCCTTACAGAATCTACAGGCATTTATGTTAATTTTTTCACTGTTAATTGCCTCGGTATACTTCTCAGTAAACTGCTCGTCGATTGATATACCATCTAGTTCTTTCAGATCATATGGTAACGGAACACCGATTGCTTTATAATATCCTGGTCGATGAATACTTACTGCACACCGATAGTATTTTCCACCAAAGAACGTGGAATAATAGGTTTTTCCGGAACAAGAAGTATATACTGCTTGTGCGGTGTCTTCGTCTAGTTCTTCGAATTGATCTAGTACACGAAATTGCTCGCCTATTACGAGATCTACATTTTGTCGATCTATTACAACTTGGTCTTTTTTCCAAGCACTCATACTTTTTGGATGGTTAATAACGTTGTTAAAGTTCCATCGTTTTCCTCGCTCGTCTAAATAGTTAAGAATTTTGTCATAGTTTATGTTCACATTTTCATATTTACTAATGCTAACAATATCACAATTATCATAAAACTCATCTGACAAAGACAATAGGTTTATTCCATTGGTTACGATGGCAGTAACATCACAAAAATTACTCTGCTTTGCATATTTCAAATATTCTGTAATATCTGGATTAAGTGTTGGTTCGCCACCAATAAAACGCAAAACACCAACATGCATGTACTGCGAAAGATTGTCCATATCTCGTTTAAAACTTTCAAGATCAAAAGATTCTTCGTCGCGGTATGGCGATCCAGTACTGCAGTTCGCACATTTTAAATTACAATGAAAACTTATATAGTATTCAATAGATGGAAGATTAATCATACACTTTAATCTTCTTCTGCAACTTTTAAATTCTCTATCTCATCATATTCATTTGCAATTCTAATGCAACATGGTTCACAAACAAACATCTCATACTCGAGACCCTCTTCAATACCATGAAGGCACATGGCAGGGTCATTCTTTTTCAGAACGACCCCACATTGATTACATATCTTGATTTTCGTAGTCTTCTGAAATATCTTCGTCAGAAATGTCCACATTTTCATTCTCCATCATTTGTCCACCTGCCATGCGATAGCGACCTTCAATCCACTCGCCGAACGTTGGATCAGTCAGAACTGGCATCCAGAATTCTTTGTTGTAAGTATCATTCAAGCGATACTTCTTTTCTTCGCCAACTCGCTGATACCAACCGTTGTTCGGTTTAACCACGTGTCCTGACTCGAGCGCCATGTCTAGTAGACCAGACCATTTACTGATGCCACCTTCGAAGGTAACTTCAATAGGAATCTTGGACTTTTCACGAACATAACGAGACTTCTCGACGTTAATGATAAAGTTATAACCAACTACCTCGGTACCAGTCTTTTCCTGCTGACGACCAATGATAAAGATGTTATCGGCAGAGTAATAGATGCCAGTACCACCAGAGACGATTGCCTTGGGGAACATACCAATTTCCATATAAGTGTGATTGACCACGACCATAGGAATATCCTTGATGGTAAGGTGGGGAGTAATCATACGGAACAACGACTTCATCTGCTTTGCACGAGTCATATCTGCGACTGACTTACCGTCAAGCGCATCGTCTACTTCCTTCTTCGATGCCAAATTGCCAACTGAGTCAACGACAATCATGACACGATCCTTACGCTCAAGTTCGTTCACCTGCTTCATAATATCATGCTTCAACTGCTCAATGTCAGTGATGGGAGTATGAATAATTTTATCGGTGTTAATACCGAAGTTCTCAAAGTACGACTGCGGAGCACCAAACTCCGAGTCATAGAACAGGACAACACCATCGTCATACTTATCCAAGAAACTCTTGACTAGCATCATTGCAAATGCAGTCTTGAAGTGCTTAGATGGACCAGCAAAAATGGTCAATCCTGGAGTTAGACCACCGTCTAACTTACCAGAAAGTGCTACGTTCAGTGCAGGAACTGCAGTCTGAATTAGATCTTTCGTACTGAACAACTTACTCTGAGAGAGAACATTAGTCTCTTTGATTGTGCTGTTCTTTTTAAGTCTATCAATTAAATCACTCATGTAAATAAATCCTCTAGTGTTGCGGTTACTTCGGTCTGCCAACCAAGACCTTCGATAATTTGTTTAATTGGTTCCAAGAAACTCTTCTCGAACATTGTATTATAGTCTATATACCTATCTAAGTCAAGCTCTTTTGGAATCTTTCCAATAAAAGCGATACAATTTTCTCGAATATGATTAGGTTCCTTCAAGTAGAGAAACTTAATCTTTTCCCCTTCTTGAATCAACTCATATTTCTTATCTAGTTTATTCTTACGCAAAAGGTGGTTATACATTAACGCACCTCGAACATGCATAGGTGTTCCCTTGGCATAGATGTCTGCACCAGAAGTATACTTCATAAGACCATTCACACCACGAGGGAATGCAATTTGCTCTGGTTCAAACTTGTTGAACAAGATGCGAGTATGCTCGATAAAACCCTGTAGAGTTTTCTCGTCAGTTGTCAGTGCCAGTCTTACTGCTTCCTTGAGACTTTCTCGAACAGGTGCTGGAGTGGAAGAACGAACGATCTCAAGACCCATGACCTTGAGTTTCGGATCTTTGTATCGGACACCTTCATTATCGTAGACGTTGAGTGCATACCTTTTCTTCGCAACCCAGAGACCACGTTCTGCGATTGCTTCACGTTTGAAGATAATCTTCTTTTGAAATGCGTTCGTGTAGTCCGCAAGTCCATCGCAACTCTTGTTGATCGTCTCTGTGATTTTCTCTTCGCAGATTTTATCGAGAACGTCAATGAGTTTATCGCGTGGTAGATTGCTATAATACTTACGAACAAGAGGGTCCAAGGAAATATAACAAGAATCAGTATCACTGTAGAAAGAGTAGTTGTGTCCATTTGTTCCTACGACTTTATTAAGATAAACATCAAGTGCTGTGCCGACTTTGCGAATAATATATTGACCAGTCATTGTGATACCCTCGGCAATACGAGAGTCATAATAACGGAAGTATTCGTTACCCCACGCACCGAACAGCGAGTTCAACTGAATCTTTCTCGCCATCTGGAAGTTGTTATACTTTGAGATGTCATTCTTCAGTCGAGAATCTTTAGTAATTTCATATTCTTTCTCGGCAGCAATCATCAGTTTCTTATAACGCTGTCGGTCATCGAAGAACTTCTGAACAATCTCAGGAAACTTACCCTGCTTTTCTCGAGTATAACAATAACCATTGGCAGTCATGGTGTAATCGTTGGTCTGTAGATCATCAAGATTATACTTGCCTTCGAGCAATCCGTTGACTGTCGTGTCTTTAACATGACCCTCGACGAATGTTTCGGGCGACTGATTATACTGCATAATGATTGACGGATACAGGGAGGTCGCATCGAATGACACAACCCAGTCGTACTGTCCAGGTTTTGGTTCCTGCACAAACGCACCTTCAATCTGTCGACCACGACTCTCTTTCTTCTGAGGAATCTGGATATTCTGATTATGAAGGTGATTGTAGATGATACAATCCCATGTTCGAACCTGAGAGAACACATCATTGAAGTTACACTTAGCATCGTATGCCATCGTCAGAATCAGTTCAATCAACTTCATCTTGTGCTCGAGTGCATCAACGATCTCAACGTCTCGAATGTTATACTCTACAAACTTCTGCCAGTCCTTGACATAAAATTCACGGAAACTCTCATATGGATTTTCCATCTTTTTAAGACCAAGTTCAACCTCACCGATGTAGTCGAGTTTATAACTTTCCCGACGAACATAGGTAAACTTCTTATAGAGATCGATGTAGTCAATGATGGCAACACCAGTGATGTCATAGGAGACATGTTCACGACCCATGATAGTCACATTCTTACGACGAACAAGTCCCCATGGAGAGAACTTCTTCTTCATAGTTGTGTCATCCTCGGAGCAGAACAAACGCTCAACGCGAGAGATTAGATACGCAATATCGAATAGGTCGCAGTTCCAACCTGTGATGATGTCAGGATAATTCTCAGAGTAAAAACGAACGAACGTCTCGAGGAGATCACGCTCATTATCGCACTTGACATACAAGAACTTGTTGCCTTGGGCGCGAAGACTCTCGACTTCCTCGCACTTGTCATCAAAATCACCGCAACCAAATGTGATGATTTGGCGAGTGATAAGATTCTTGACGGTGATTAGAAGAACTTCTTCGATAGGGTTTTGAACGTCAGGGAACCCATGTTCCGCCGACGTTTCAATATCGATAGTCTGAATGTTTAGTTGCGTAATATCCCACTGGATTTCTCCAGGATATGTATGGGTGATATACTGATACCCATAATTAGTCTGACCGTAGATCGGGAAGTTCTCTACCTGACCATAAGTTTGAACAAATTCTTTTGCTTCATTGTTATTGGCAAATTCTACAGGTTGTAAATCTTCGCCATACAAAGATTTAAACTTGCTTGGTTCTTTTGACTTCACATATAAAGTCGGGGAGAAGTCTGCCCTCTTAGTAAAACGCACTCCATTATTTACTCCACGGACTAAAACCTTGGAACCATATTGGTGTGCGCATGTATAAAATTTCATATAAATCCCTCATCATCAAATACTACTATACCGTAAAAACATAATAAAGTAAAGGGATTTATCGTAGTTTGTAACCAATCTTTGCTTCTAGTTCTTCCAGTTTCATAGTTGAAACCTGTGACTTGGGAACTAGATTGTCTACAATATAGACTGCAACATTTCCACTCTCGAAGAATGCAACCTTATAGAGAAAGTCTGGAACAGGAACTTTACTCTTACCAATCAATTTTGGATTCTTAGAGTAATGTGCACCAGTCACAACCCACTTGAAGGGAACCGAACGAACACGTTCCTCAAGATTCTTCCATGCTATACGGTTGACCGAAGGCAACTGTGGAGTCATGTTCGTCATCAGAAAAGTATCTGACATTTCATTGGGATCGTCTGCATTTGCAGCAGGAACCATGTGACCACGATCGTAACCAGAGTTGGTGTAGTCAGCATGGGTTGGCGAGTCAGCGATACGCTTATCTGGACGGAAGTCGTCAGTACGTGGAGTTTTCTTTACTCGTTCCTGTGCAATCTCAGTCGAAAAAACATTTGCGTTACGAGCATCGTCATAAACAATAGCATAGAAAGAGTTACAGAGAACCGTAGTATTAGGTACTACGATTTCCTTACCATTTGGATAGAACTGATCGCAGGGGGACGCATTAGCAGCAGTCGGCAGAGCGAATAGAAATAGAGCAGCAATAAAGTTCTTCATATAATGATTTTACTTTCTGGAACGACTAGACCTGATCCATACCGAGTGTTATACTCGTTGAGCATACCAGTTTCTGGATCGAAAATTGAAACGATTGCACCACCGCGAATAGGAACAATGTTGTCCTTCGCATAGGGGCAGAATGGAGCAAGTCCAATACCAAACTGGTTATTTTGACCTTGGGGAACCATCATAATTAGTAGAGGTTTACTGAGAACAACAAGGTTTCCATCATCAAACTCAGAAACATCTGCAATGATTTCATCCCCACTGATCAACTTAACACATTTGATATTGGACATACTTTATACTTTCATTATTTAGATTAATAGATTACTTGGTTTTACCTTCTGCTAAGAATTCGGCAGCTTGCGATGGATATTCATTATCATCGGTGATGTCGATTTTCTTCGCTTTCTTTTCTTCTGGAATAAATGCTTCTAACCAAATTTTTAGCATACCATTTACCAGAGAAGAACTTTTTACTTCTACGTTATCTGCGAGAGTGAATTCACGTTTGAATCCTCGCTCTGCGATTCCCTTGTAGAGATATTCAGTAGACTCAGATGAATCGCACTTTCCTTGGATGCTCAGCAAACCCTCTTGCAATTGAATATCAATGTCCGCTTTACCGAAACCAGCAACTGCCAGTTCGATTACGTAGCGATCTTCATCGACTTTCTTGATATTGTATGGAGGATATTTAATTGGCATCATCTGTGCCGATTGATCAGCAATATCTGCTAACCGTTTCATGACGCGATCAGCGCCAACAAAATAACGGTCGAAGTCTGCTAGATTAGTTGTATTAAATTTCATAATTGTTCTCCTATTAAGCGAGTTTAAAAAAGTGTGCCATCCGAAGCATGGCACACTCTATTTATACTACAATTTAGAAGAAAAGTAAATAGTTTTTTTAATTTCTTTTTGCGCCAATATTATATTTTTGAACCAGTTCCCACTCGCCCTTTTCTTTATAGGCGATAATCTTAATCTGATTTAGTGGTGCACAATTTTCGTGCAGTTCTGGATTCTTAATATCTATTAGACCCCAGTCACCGAGCAACTTGGCAATAGTATTTCTACGTTCTAAATCATTGTCACTAAAGTCAGCACCCTTACCATCTAAGGCAAAGAGTTCCTTGAAGTGAACAATAAAGTATCTGCTCTGTTTGTGGAGGATATGGCAGGACTGGAAAAGAGTCTTTTCCTTGCGTGATGCTACCCCAATACGAGAAAGAGTTTCTCGCACCTTTAGAAAGTCGTCGGGATTCTTGAGGGTTACTTCTAAGGGTGCATACCCTGGAAAGTCGATATCAAAAAAATCATCAGTCATTTGTTGCCACCTTTATTCAATTTCTCTTTTATGTATTGTTTTTGTTCTTCAGAGAGAATTGAGAGTGCTTGGCGTGCTTTTTCATTGCTATAACCATAATACTCTTTGATCAACTCTACATCAGCATTCTTTTCGGACTTCAACCATGGATTCCATCGGTTTTTCGCCCTTATAGTATTTATAAGAAATGCATTTTGCAGAGCATTATCGAGGTGCGGACGACAATTCATCTCGTTCGCTTGCACGATAGTATCACGATCTAATGAAAGTGCTCGATTAATGATATATGGACTGTATTGTTTCTCCGATCTTTCGTCTACAATAAGATTCTTTTGTAGATTGATGTTCTTAACAAAGTCAAATGGACTTATCTTAGAAACCTTCTCAACATAATCTTCTGCATTGTAAATCTTAGTAGGTTCACCCAAACCTTCTAGGATTGCCTCTGTCATTTCCACACCGCAGTCGCCATGATGTCAGTCAAACATGCAACCAGATTGATTTCTTGGTCGACTGCAAATGCCGCTTTATATTGGTAGTCTGCGAGAAGAAGAAGGATGACAGGAACATTCTTAAACTCATCAAGATACGTATCATAGATCTTACGAATGATTGCATTAGGATCGTTGTCCATATTTTCGACAACCCATGCACGCATCTTCGCCCAATCCTTGCCTTGAAGATAAGTCAACAGACTTTTCATATCAAGATCTTTATTGCTATTGAGAACACCCTCGTCAATAGTGCCGCCGACACTATACCGTTGAAGTTCGTTTAGAACACGGCGATAGTCAGGGAAATGCTTCTTGAGAACATGGGCGACCACCTTCTCATCAAAGGTAACATTCTCAATACGAAGAATGTCAGTCAATCGCTTCATGAAACGACCTGCCATCTTAGGACGGTCTGCCTTGGTCAACTTAAACTCAATGACAGTTGTTCGACTGTGCAGAGGGGAGATAATCTTATCCTTGAAGTTACAGGTAAAGATAAACCGACAGTTGTTTGAGTATTGTTCGATAAACGCACGAAGCGCAGGTTGGATATGTTGTGCAGGAAGATAATCTGCTTCATCGATAATTACAACCTTGGTCTTACCATTAAAGGAAACCGAAGAAGCAAACTCAGTCAACTTAGTTCGAAGAACGTCAATACCGTTTTCTTCGGAACCGTTGATGATAATATAATCACAACCAAGTTCTTCACAGACTGCTCGAGCGATGGTAGTCTTACCAACACCTGCAGAACCACAGAGAAGCATGTTGGGAATTTCACCAGACTCAACAAACTGGCGGAAGGTGTTCAATTGTGCATCTGGAAGGATACAGTCGTCCAATTTACGAGGACGATACTTTTCAACCCAAAGGAATTGTTCATTGCTCATAATAATCT